GGCTTTCCGACTATGCGCCGTGAGCGGTTCACGGTGGTTTGTTCTGGCAGTATATGCCGGTCTGCATGTATGTCAAACGCAAACGCCCAGCCGGGGGAGCTGGGCGCTGCGCGGGGTCAAGTGCGCGCAGAAGGTACTTGCAATGTGGCGGTGGTCAAGTACGATGGGGTGCAGAGCGGTTTGGCAATCGCTCAACAACCAAGTCCGGTGGTCGGGGCGGGGTAGTACCGCCAAACCGCTCCCCCGCCTCGCCCCGGATTTACGCATTTGTCCGCTACATGGCGGACGGAAGGACTTGACGCATGGCGACGGATCTGCCTTGGTTTCCGATGTACCCGAATGACTTCCTGACGAGCACGATGTCAATGTCGAACGAGGTGCTCGGCGCGTATATCAGACTGTTGTGCTACGCCTGGGTGAATGACGGCATTCCTGATGACCGAAACATGATTGACCGTATCTCTGGCGGGTTGACAGACGAGGAATGGAATGAGATTCGGGAGCGTTTGGTACTGAACGGTGACCGTAGCGGTGACCGTGACGGTAACCGTGACGGTGACCGTCGCGCTAGATGGGTACATCCGCGAATGGAACGAGAGCGTGCGAAGACTGCCGATGTGCGTTCAGCACGACAAAAGGCAGCGGAACAGACTAATAACCGTCGATTGGCGGCGCGAAACAACGGTCAGCGTATCGGTGACCGTGACGGTGACCGTAACGGTGACCGTAGCGGTGAGCGTCCGTATTCACAGTCACAATCACAATCACAAAAACAAACCCCCCCTACCCCCCCAAGGGGGACGGGGGGTGGGGTTGTTGACATCAAGGATTCGGAACTGCGCAGACTCGTCATGCGCGAGCCGGCATGGCGGACGCGCATCGAACGAGCTGAGGCGGGTGACTGGTTTGACGAGGACAAGCGCCCTATTGAACCCGCGGCGATCCTCGCAACGGCGATGAACACGGTCCGCGAGCGCACGATCAACGAGCGCGACACGATCATCGAACGAGTGACCGCGAAGGGGTTGAGCGATGGCGAGGCCGCGCAGCTGTGGCGTGGGTGGTTCGTGGAGCACATGAACGGCGGCCCGACGCCGGGTACGGCCATGCGCAACGACCTGAACGACAAGAGCATCCGCAATCACGCGAGCGTGTGGAGGGCGAGACTCGGCGTCAAGTACACTCCCGATCATGGCGAAAGCACGCAAGGGTCCGGTGTTGCTGGCGGGGATGGATGACTGCCTGCTCGGCATCAACTACCCACGCGCAGGCGAACGCGGCCCACCAGTCGCCGTCTACTCAGCCGACATGATCGTTGCCCGCCTGCGCGACTATCAGGGCATGACCGTCAAGCAGGCCAGGTGCTGGGTCACCGACGAGATCGAAACGCGGTGGATGGGGGTCGGCACCCCGCGCATCGTCTGGGCAGCGACTATTCAGGATTTCGGTGTCAACTCCACGGGTTGACACAAACACGGGCTATATTTGCAGTTATGACGGTCAGCACGTTTGATGAGTTCAGGGACGCAATTGTCACGCACCTTGAGTCTAAAGGCGCAACACGCAACGACTTAGCGCGTGACCTTGAGCAGCGAAAAGTTTTACGAGCGCACACCGTTCGTTGCATCCTGAGCCAAGCGCCTAGCCTGCGTCGGCAGTACGCATCGTTCAACTCCATCCTCGCCATTGTTGACGCGGCGGGATTCACCCTCACTCTTTCACCCAAGAATGAAACGGAATAAGAAACCCGAGCGCCCATCAACGACCTTGGTTAGGCAGGGAAGGCCGCCAGAGCCAGTACCAGCCGATCAGGCGGACAGTTTGGTCAAGTGGGTATCTGAGGGCCGTCCGCTCAGAGAATGGTGCAGGCAGCCCGGAAACGCCGCATGGCGGACCGTCTACGACTGGATGGACAAGGACAAGAACTTTGACGCACGCATCGCACGCGCACGCGAGGATGGCTACGACGTCATCGCTGACGAGTGCATGCGCTTGGCAGACCTCGAGCCGACCGATCAGGTGCAGGTTGGATGGCGGCGCCTGCAGGTTGACACGCGACTCAAACTCCTCGCCAAATGGAACCCGCGGAAGTACGGCGACCGGGTTGGCGTTGACCATGCCGGCGGCGTCTCGTTGACTGTCAACACGGGCGTTCCGAGCGAATGACCGCGATCAGGCTTGACTACCAACCTCGAGCGTGGCAGCGCGAATGCCACCTCAAGCGGAGGCGTTTCACCGTGCTCGCCCTGCACCGCCGGGCCGGCAAGACCGAACTCGCCATCATGGAGCTGATTGACAAGTGCCTCAAGTGCAAGGCCGAACTAGGGTTCTATGTCTACGTGGCCCCGTTCCTCAAGCAAGCCAAGGCCATCGCCTGGGCGCGGCTCAAGCAGAAACTCTTGCCCATGCGGAATACCGCGGCCATCGACATCAACGAGGCGGACCTAGCCGTCACGTTCAAACACAACGGCGCGACCATCCGCCTGTTCGGCGGCGACAACCCCGACGCCCTGCGCGGCGTCCGACTCGACGGCTGCGTGATTGACGAAGTCGCACAGATCCGGCCCGAGGTCTGGAATGACATCATCCAGCCCGCCCTGTCGGACCGTCAGGGGTGGGCCATGTTCATCGGCACGCCGGCGGGCATCAACCTGTTCAGCGAGTTGTTCTACCGGGCGAGCAGTCTGCCAGATTGGTGGGCAGCGCGTTATACCGTCAACGATACAGACGCCATCGACGCGGTCGAAGTGCTGCGCCTCAAGCGCGACATGCCCGAGAGTGCCTATGCACGCGAGTACCTGTGCGACTTCACCGCGGCAGGCGACAACCAGCTCATCACGCTCGCCGACGCCGAGGGCGCTGCGTCGCTTGTGTACCCCGACCGCGATGTCATGGACGCGCCGCTCGTCATGGGCGTTGACCCGGCCAGGTTCGGCGATGACCGCAGCGTGGTCGTGTTCCGACAGGGGCTGCGCATGGAGACGCCGAGCATCTTTCAAGGCATTGACAACATGGCGCTTGCGGGCCGCATTGCCAACCTGATCGAAGACCGCGACCCGGACGCCGTGTTCATCGACGTCGGCGGCGGGGCAGGCGTCATCGACCGCCTGCGGCAGCTCGACTACGACATCGTCGAGGTCAATTTCGGCGGCAGGGCGATCTACCCCAACCTGTATGTCAACAAGCGCACCGAGATGTGGTGGTCCATGCGCGAGTGGCTGCAGTCGGGCGGCGCAATCCCCAACGACACCACGCTCAAGGCCGAACTCGCCACCCCGACCTACGAGTTTGACATGGTCGGCAGGCGGGTGCTTGAGTCCAAGGACGAGATCAAGAAGCGGCTGCAGGGCGGCGCTAGCCCCGACATCGCCGACGCTCTGGCGTTGACATTCGCGTACCCGGTGGCCAAGCAGTTGCCACGCGAGATCCGTGAACGCATCGACCCACGCGCCCAGACCGACTACGACCCCTACGAGGCAATGCAATGAACATCCGCCTGGCAACCGTCGAGGACGCTGCCGTGTTGACAGCGATGGGCCGCGACTTCCTGCAGTACAGCGAGTACCGCAATCTGCAAGTGACAGACGAGGAGATTCAGGCTGGCATTGCAGGTGTCATCGCCAATGAAATGTCGTTCGTGGCTGAGATCGACGGCCAGATTGTCGGGTTCATCCTCGGCATCATCGGGCCGATGTGGTTTGTGCAACGGGTGCGCATTGCCGTTGAACTGGCGTGGTGGGTTGACCCAGCGCACCGCAACACGACGGCTGGCGTCAGACTGTTCAAGGCGTTTGAAAGTCACGCCACAAACATGGGGGTTCAGTACATCGCCATGAGCGATCTTGTTGTGCAAGGCGACACACCTGTTGCAAAATTGTTGGGGAGAATGGGTTATAGTGTCACGGAACGCATGCACACGAAGGAGATTTGAAATGGGAGTTATTGCAGCACTAACTGCGCTCGGCACGGCACTTGGAGCAAGTGGCGGTAGTGCGCTTGCGGTTGGAGCAGTTGCGGCTGGCTCAATTGCCGCAACGGCAGCAGGCACGGGCTACAGCATTTACGCGGGCGAACGGGCTAACAAGGCCCAAAAACAAGCACTAGGCGAACAGCGCCAGGCGCAGCAGCAGGCAGCAGCTCAGGCAGCATCGCAGCAGCGACGCAGCGCGCAGGCTATGGCAGCCGCCAACCGTCGCCAGCCCGACATGGGCGCGATCATGGCCGGCGCAGCCGAGGGCGCAGGCGGCGGACCGAGCAGCACCATGCTGACGGGACCAAGCGGTGTGTCGCAGCAAGACCTGGCGCTCGGACGCCAAACTCTGCTTGGTGGTTGACATGGCAATGTTCAACCCAAACATGACGTCGTTGGCCGCTTCGCAAGAGCGCGAAGATCCATTCGTTCCTGTTGATGCCGAACGACCGTGGATGGTCGTGCCAAAGCAAGAAGAGGTCATGCGTAACTCGCCATTCATGC